TTCCTTTTATAAATAATAGTAGTAGCGGTATTAGCTCTAATGTATTTTTAAGACATCAATTTACAGCGTCATCAGAATTATGAATTACAAATTTTTTAAACTTCCAGATGGTACACAAGCAGACTCAGTTATAAGAACAACTGATGATGGAGTAATTTCAACTGTTCCATTTGTACAAGGAAACACCGACTACCAAGAGTACCTTGAGTGGGCTAAAACTAACACAGCCGAAGCTGCTGATTAATTAACCTTATCTTGCATCTGCCTTGTCATTATCCCCATAGTGACGTAGAGAGGACTGATTGCTACAATAAGCAGTAATACGACTACAGACATTAATGCTGTAGCTCTTGCTATCTGTTCTTTTATCATGTTTCAAAAAATAGCGAATATTCTAAGTATTGTTTCTTTTCTGATGGTAGCATCAATCAGTGGAGGAGCATATTTTGGATATAAATATATAACTTCAGATCAATTTAAAACAAAAATAATGAATGAAGTTTTAGGTAATGTTCAAGGAATGATGCCTAAAGTATTAGATAATGCTTTACCTGATATGACAGGTCCTTCAATAAATATTCCTACAAAACCTAAATTTTAAAATTTGGAAATACCAAAAATTGAAATTAATGATATTAATATTCAAAAAATTCGTATTTGGGAAACTTATAAACCTACATTAGATTTAATATATAAACCTATAGTAAATATTCCAGGTTGTGTTCGAGTACATAGAAATAATTTACCAAGTTTAATAGATAATTCAAAAGATGAATATGGAACTTATTCAGAGTGCGGTCATTTTGAAATACCTCATTATGAACCTTTAGAATATAATCCTAATAAATTTACTTATATTCAATCAGAAAAACCACCTGCACAAGAACAGGAATTTGTTCCCTCTTCTAATGAACCGCCTAAATGGGAACCAAAAAATAATGATAAAAATAATAAATTTTTAATAGATTGTCCAAGTCCTCAAAATCAAAGAATAGGTGACTTTCGTAACGAAAAAAGATTAGAACGTGTTATTGGTCATAAAAGAAGCGAAGATGGAAATAAATGTATAACGCAATATGAAAACGTCGCGTTTAAAGATCAGTATATTCCAGAAATTTCTAGCATTATATCTACTGCTGTTATTGGCTTGGTCGCTGCCAGTAGTCCACTTCTTCTTAATATCATCAAACCATTAGTAAAAAATTTATTTAAAAAATTTACAAAAAAGAAAAATAAAGTAGAATAGTACATAAGCGATAAGCCCAGCATCATGTTATTAAGTTAGCCTCTGCTCTGTTGGATAGACTTATTGCTTTTATTAGATCGGAGTTGCAATGCCTAGAGAAATACTAGGTTAAACAACCTCTCTCTGATGCGGACTAAGCAGCTTAGGCAACTGCAAAGGAACCCTTCCGATCTAGTCTATTTTAATTTATGGTTATGAGGAATAACTTGACCTTTTTTTTCAGTAACTATAACGTCAGCACATAAAGCATGAAATGGACTTTCTGGGTGATATTGGATTCCTGCAATTTTTAATTCCCCACAATTTTTTAATCGGGCAAGTTCATAATTAAGGCGCTCTGCAGATAATTTTTGTTTTTGTATATTAATTTGAGTTTTTGCAGCATCTAAACAAGAATTTTGAAATCTATTATCTAATGGAATATTAAAAGTTAAAGCAAAGCCAAAATTTAAACCTAAAGAATCTTTATTTCCACTATAGTTTTCTTGATAAAATAAAATATTGCCTGGATTATCTGGAACATTATCATCATTAGCATCTGTATTGTCATAAACAGGGGTGTGATAAATATAATCCTGCGGTCTTTTTTGATTAAAAGTAGTAGTAACGAAAGGACTTAAACTCATCTGTGGACCAGAACAAATAATATTATTTCCGTAAGAATTTTCAACCATAGGACCACCTAAAACCTGCGTAGCAAAATTAGAAACTGAACCACTAGCAGAGGCAGAAGGAGCCGCAGTATTCGAGGTATTAGCAAATACTGGACTCCCAAATAATAATGCTATTACTGGGAAAATATTGTAGTTGTGTCTGTTACGCTTGTACTTTGGATTGTCCGAGTTATATCTGTTACTGATTCGAGACCAGCGGGCTTGTATATTTCTGTAAATTGAAAAGCATTTCCTTGATTTGTTTGGGTCCAGTTTGGTTTCTGTTGAAGATTTAAATTTGTCCATGTATAAGTAGTTCCGTTTACTGCTTCATTTGTAGTAGTAACTGGTGGCGATATTGAACTTCCATCATGCTGAACACCTGAACCTGTAACTGAATAAAGGTAGCCAGAATTATATTCTGTTGTTCGAATAGATTCTGTAATATTTGTGGAAGTTTCTGTTCGACTTGTGGAACTTCCTTGTGTAAAATTTGGAATAACTGGAACAGCAAAACAAGGATTAGATATAAATAAAACAAAGAAAAATAACCACTTCATTCTATTTTTAAATCAACCACAAATTGACCTGTTAATACAATACCTGTTCCAGTTCCAGGCGTTAGTGCCATTGTGTGATTATCTAAAGTTACAGCTGCAGTTCCTACACTTCCAGCACTTGTAGAAGTTAGATCAGAAAAGTTAGAAACAGTTCCAACAGTTGGTGCAGAACCAGATGTAGCATCACCTTCTAAATAACTAGTAGAAAATGAAAATGCTTCTCCCGCAGTTGATTGAACAATAGAGCTAGGAAAACTAATAGCAGGAACTCCGTTGGTTGCAGTTCCAAATCCTCCAATAGTTGCAGCTGAATTAGAATCTGTAGTAGTTACATTATTTCCGCTTATGCTATAAGACGAGCCAATTTTATCTGCAGAAGTAGCTGCTGAAAGCGATTCAAACTTTACACTGGAAGAAATACTATGCATCATATCGGCATAAACAGGAGCCGAAAATAATAAAAGAAATGGTAGAAATTTTTTCATTTTTTAGGGTCAACTACTTTAGTACCAATAATTTTAATTGGTGTTTCAATTCTAACTGTCTGATAACCTCCTGATTGTGATGCTAGTAACGCTTCTACTTCTTTTTTATTTAGTGGTTTTTCATCTGGTTTAAAAGTTCCATCACCTCTTTTTTTAGCACCTTCTAAACCAAAACTAGCTAAAGCACCAGTTAGAAGCGAAGCAGGAAAAGTTATATCTTTTGGTTCGTTACTGTAACCAGGAAGAGAAATATAATTTAGAGATACAATAAAGCCACTCCATGCAACAACACTGAGTCTTACGATTACAGATATAAAAGCTAATTGCTCTTCTTTGTCAGTAATATTTTCTTTTAGTTTTTGAAGAGGACCTTTTTTAATTTCTTCTGCCATAACTTGTTTTATTAGTCATACTAAACATAATTACCGATTTAAGCAAATGACAGAGGTACAAGCAGCTTTATTAGGAGCAGCAGTTACTGCTTTTGTTATGGTTTTATCTAATATGAGTAACCGTAGAGAACGAACAATAATAGATATTTATAATAGATTAAACAAGTTATCACAAGCAGTTAGCAGGTTAGAAGGCCAAAATCGTTAATGTTTGGTATGTTTAAAAAAGAACACAAAAACTTTTCATGTCAAAATTTATTATCGGACTATTTATTAAATTTGGAAAAAGTGAATCTTTGCGTAAAGCAGTAGTAAGTTTATTAAAAGATTTAAGTGCTAAATCAGATAATGATATTGATGACGCAATAGTAAAAATGATTGAAGAAAAATTATTTCCAGTGAAATGATTAAAAAATTTCTAAATATCGAAATAGAAGAAGCTCCTCCAGAGTTACAACTATCGGTAGAAATGAGATGTAGAGATATTATGCAAAGTGATGAAACAGATGATATTAAAAAATATTGTACGCATTTAGTTAGACATCAAATGAAGCAAGATGTATTTTTAGCATCTGTTTTAGGAAGATTAGTAGAATTGGAAGCAATTGTAGCCTGCGCAAGCATCAGAAAGCGTCGTAAGGGCTTTGATTTATTATTTTATAGAATTAGTAAGCTATTTAAAAACAAGCGTTAGAAGCTAAATAACTATCAATCAAAATATTTATAAACAAGGTCAAAATCTTCAAAACTTTTACAATTAATAATTAATCCTTCTACTAATTCGCCTAATAATTCTTTTTCTTTACCAGAAGTTTTTTCTATTGCTTTAAATAATTGTCCAGGAACAGTTCTGTTTTTAGGAAATTCATTTGTAAGTTTTACTGCTTCTTCGTAATTCATAAAAGTTTTAATGCAGAATTTAAATTATCATCAACCCATTTATACAGTGCAGGTGCCTTTGTCTGCAATCCGTTAGGGTCAAAAATATACATACTAAATGCTTCTGCAAATTGTTCAAATCTATTTTTTCTTGCGTAAGTACTTACAAATCTAAAATCTCCTCTAGCACCAGTAAAGCTAGAAGCACCTGAACCTTTAAAATGTACCTGATGACCTATTTCGTGAACCATAGTAGAAAACCATGAAACATCTCGGTCATGTATTGAGCTAGTGCTTGGAACTTCTACATTTCTAAATACATATTTAGAAGAATCTCGTAATTCTGGATTTAAAATACTTTTTTTCTGTTTAATAAATTGTTTAATATCTGTTTTATTTAATGGTTTTGCTACTTCATATAATTTTGTATTAACAACTGAACTTGTTGTAGTTGTATATCCAGAATAACCTTTACCACAAGGTTTAAGCATATTTCGCATTATTCTTTCAAAATTCTTACCTTTACCTTGCTTTATAGCTGATTTAACAGCAGTAAAATATTCTATCTGTTCTCTATTATCTGAAGCAGTTTGGAAAGCATCAAATGCTTTTTCGGTTGTTTTTAACTGGTCATTAATAGCTTTTTTTGAATATCTTCCAATTTGGCTTTTATTCCATCTTTCATCACGCATAGCAAAATTATTAATTTGTTTGCTTTTTTTCAAGAAATTACGCATTTTTTTACTATTTACTGCAGTTAATCCACCAATACTTTCTAAACTTTCTAAAGAATCAGAAATCATTTTTTCAGTTCCACCAAACTTAGCTGTATATTCTGCAGCTTTTTTAGTATCAAAAACTCCTGTAGCTATAGAAGTAAAAGCTTTTTCTTTTGGAACAGGCGGAACATCTTTTAGTTTTTCTAGTATTGAATCTACAGTTACTTTTTGTTTAGGTAATTTTCCATATTTTTGTACTAATTGTTCTAAAGATAGTTCAGTTCCATCATTTCTTATTAGTTGTCTTATTGCATTTTGTCCAGAACTTCCTTTTTTTCTTGCTAATCGTTTAAAAAAGCGTACTCTATCTAAACTTCCAAGTGTTTTTATTTGTAATTCTTCATTTTGATTTAAAAGCCAGTCACCATAAGCAGTATTTTGTGGAACTCTTCCTGTAATACTTGGTCGGGTATCTAAAAAAGTTTCTGGCGGTTCTTCTAGTCCAGGGTATTTTTTCTTTAATTTTTTAAAATCTACTACTGGAACTGTTGTTGATCTGCAATTAAAGTGCTGTGGTGGCGTTGGTCCTTTGTTATATGCAAATTCTCTTCCATCTAATCTTTGACAGATAGGACTTGTTCTAGAATCCAATGTTGCTACATATTCATATTTAGGTGCTACTTTTTTATTAGCCGCGTAAACAGATTGACTTGCTTCATTTCTTACTTGATTAATAGAAGTTCTAACAATAGTTTGTACTTGATAATTAGCTAATTTAATACTTTCTCCTCCTCTATTAGCTAATTTTTTTATTGTTTGTTTACCCATGCTTCGAGCAGAATCAAATTCTAATTTTCCTACTAAACGTCTTGCTATTTGTTGTGTAGTTTGACCAGAAAATACTCCAGATCTTATTGCAAGAGCTAGTTTTTGTTGTTGTCCTACTGCTATTCCTCTAAACGCTTTTTCTACAGTATCTCCATTAGGTAAAGTTATAGCTGCACCTTGTCTTGCAGTAAGTTCAAATTTACCAGAACCAAAATTTATAAAATCATCTTCAGTAAATTTAGAACTGGTAAAAATATTAACCTGAGTAGGGTCTGTAAAAATAACAGATTCGGCATATTTTGGACTTATAGCAACACTATTAATTGGAATATTACCTGAAGCAGTTACTTTTTTTAATTCATTAACAATAAAATCACGCTGAAGTAAAGCTACACCCTGTAATTGACCTTTAAAATCTTTAGCAGAAGCACTAGACCATTTATTAAGACTATCTTTTGCCTGTTTTATTATTGATCTTAATCTTTTTCTAGTCTGCGGAGCAACAATTACAGCTTCGCCTGCTTTTACCTGAGCAATATTTATTTGTTTTAATTGCTTTGCAGCTGAAATTATTATTTTGTTATAGGTAATCGCATATTCTTTAGCAACTTTATTACTATATCTATTTAAATCAATTGTTTCTCTAAAAAATACTTCAGGTATAGACACATTAAGCAGCTTCCTCTACAGGTTCCATATCAATTAAACCACCATTTTGCGTGCTTTCTAATTCTTCTTCTACATCAAAATCATCTCCTAATACTTCATTTTCTGATAATTGATCGAGTAAAGTTTTCTGGCTAATAGTTCCTGCTGTATAAAGCTGTAATAATGCCTGTATTTCCTGAGGTTCTAATCTAGCTGCTAAGAAATCTCTATTAACAAAACTACTGCCTGCATTAGGTTCGTTTAAATATTCAGAATGAAATTTTAAACAATTATCAATTAAATCTTGCATTTGTTGAGCTATAACCTGCATTGTACTATCGCCTTGACTTCGATCAATCTTTTTACTTTCTGCAGTTTCTGCTGATAATTTTTGCCCAAGTACAGCTGCTAAACCTAATTCATTTATTTGTTTTTCTAATTGGTTTAATCTTTGGAATTGGCTATCGTAACTATTTCCAGTAGGTTCAATATATTTTGCATCAGATTCTGCAGGTAAACTTAAAGCTTCTCCAGGTCCCGCACTAACTTCTTCTGCACTTGCAGGAAAACCAAAAAATGCAAGCATTGGAACAGAACTTATATGTAATTGGTTATCAAGATCAGATTGAATTTGATATGCTTTTAAATTTAATTCTGCAATATCAGATAAAGGAGGTCTTGATTCAAATAATCCCCGCCTATTCGCATAAGCAATAGAAAAAGGAATTTTATCTAAACTCATAGAACCTTCATCAAATAAAGAATATTCACTTTTTTTATTTTTTCTATGAATTTCATATCGACCAGGTTCTAATACTCTTATCTGTTCTATAATTTTTTCTCCATATTTACCTTTTGGTTCTGTTACTTTTTCAAATAAACGTAATTGTGTAAGCTGTCTCGAACCATTTATAATTTCTGTCCGCCAACCTAAAATATCTCGTGGACTATAAGTAACCCAGTAAGGTCTTGTTTTATCTCCATCTTTTGGTGCATCTACTAATATTCCTACGTGACCATATCTTATTGCTACTCTAGTTGTGTTATATAACCAGATATTTAAATCATTTCCTTCTAAATCAACATCAAATAATTGTTCTCTGACTAAATCGCTAACTTCATTTAATCTAACTGGTTTTCTAGTTAACATACCAGCTAACATTCTTTCTAATCTTTGGTAATATGGCGGACAAACAGAACGTGCTAATCGAGCATCATAGGAGTCATCAGTTTCGCGCGGTTCTTGAAATAAATATTTTCTATGTTGTGATCTAATTGTAAATGTACCTTCGTTTAAATCTTCTATTAATCCCCAATGAGCAAGCATACGTTGGTATGCAGTGCTAGGAGAATTAACATCTGAAACTGCTAAAGCAACAGGATTATTATAAATTGATTGAGTGCTATACACAGTTTTTCCTCATAATACCACTTACTAATAAATTCTAATACCAGTTCTTGCTCCTGCCCGACCATAAATCATATTAAATTCACGATATATTAAATAACCGAGAGCATCATTCATGTGATCGTACCCATTTTGTTTATCAGGATCTCCTGTTCTTTCATCATAGCTTTGTAATTCCAAACATTCAATTAACTTTCTGCAACGGGCATGAATCGCCAGACGCACCCGTCCTTTGGAGTTTTCCAACATTGCTTGTACGGAAGCGCATCTATCTTTGATCGGCGGATTACTTTTAAGCGCCATTGACGTAAAACCATAGCTTTCGAGTATTGCAATATCTGTTTTAGAAGCATTGATCGTTGATCTTGCAGAACCACTCGCATCTGGATAAATTAGTATTTTGTTTGAAGGATAGCGTCTTTTTAATTCTTGAGCTAGAGCATCTGTATCTTTTTGTTTTGATATTTCATCAACAATATATAATTCGTCTCCAACTTGTACACCGATAACAGCATTACAATTCATAACGTTAAAATCTATTCCTACTTTTAAAATTTCATGTAGATAATCAAAAGAAAATTTTTGTTTTACATGTTTATTTCTATCAAATCTTGAATAAACAGCCCCAGTAGTAAGGTTTGTAAAATTACCATTTAAATAAGCCTGGATTAATTGCGGTGGATAATTTTCTAATAAACTATCAATAAATCCTTCAGGTAAATATGGATTATCAGAAGTTTTTGCTTTTATTAATCTAGTATCTTCTTTAGCATTTTTTTCAAATGTTTCAAACGCCCATGAATGACCTTCAGGAGTTGTAGTTGCATAAAATTGTTGAATATTACCTGATCTTAATCTTGCTAAAGCCATGTTCATTGCTTGTTCCGCGTCGCGTTTATTTACAGTATCAGCTTCATCAAACCCTACAGCGCAAAGGTTTTGCCCGCGTAAACGTTGATACGTAAGAATAGTTCTAAGTAAAATTGTATGTATTCCTTCTTTAAATTGTAATTGATATTCAGGAAGTGGCGAAGCTCTAAAAGTATATGGTATTTGCCATTCTTCTAATAAATCATTCATAGTCCGCATAAGAATATCCCTTAACATGGGAGCCGTCGGTTCAAATACAGCAGAAATATGACCAACATTCATAGCAGCTAATAAAAAAGATTTAGATACTAAAGCATAAGTTTTACCCGCACCAAAACCACAAACTAAAGCTAATTTTCTATGTTCTGTATCTTCACAAAATTTTTGTTGATGAGGTAGTAATTTGCTTTGAATTTTATTTATAACTTCATTAGCAGTAGGCAATTCAAACATTCCATCTCCTGCTAAAACATGACCTTGTTTAACAGTATCTAAAAAACTCATGAACAAAGATCAGCTAATTTTGCAGCTGTATTTATAGCGCCTAAAGCAATATGAAATTGTCCAGCGTTTCTTGCTTCCATTTGTAAAGTAGAACATTGAGCTAATAAATCAGCAATCATTTGAGGTCTTTCAATATCCCAATCTTTTTTAATATCATCTCTAGCTTTCTTTAAATAATTATCTACAGTAGCTTCTGATACCCCCCAGTTTTCTCTAGCATACCTTAAGCAATCTGACCTTCTACCACCTCTAGCAATTATCCGAGAAAGCTTTTGTACTCTAAGATCTATTTCAATTTTGCTTGATTCAGAAGCTGCCATTTAATTATTTTCTGTTTTGAACCAGTGATTATATATTTCTAATGCTACACGTTGAGTCATAAAAGGGGGAACACTCATACCCATAACATAGCGCGGGTCAATTTTTAAAAAGTTAAAATCTTCAGGAAAAGTCTGTAATCTTTTATTTTCTTCTGCACTTAAAGTACGCGGCGATTGCCAATGAGTCATTCCAGAATTTGCAAGAATAGTAGGCGAAGGTTGGTTAGGATTTAACATACCATAATTAAAAAAATATCCTTTACTATGTGCTTTAGATAAACTTTGTCCAGGTTTTACTTTATGCCACAAAGCTTTAGCTGCAGGACCAATAGGTTTTACAAAAGAAGCTGAACTTATTCCTTCAAAAGCAGTTTTACAAGAAATAGGTTTTTCTTTAAAAGTAGGTTTAAAAGGTTTTAAATTTAAATCTTTTCTACGTGCAATAAAAAAAGTCCTTTCTCTTTTCTGTGGTACGCCCATAGCAGCAGAATTAAATAAAAATAACTGAGTTTCATATCCTGCTTTTCTAAAGTCATTAAATATTTCTTTTACATAGCCCCGAGCATTACCAGCTATAAGACCTTTTACATTTTCTGCTACTACTATTTTCGGCTGAAGCAGTTTAGCAGTTTCTACAAAATGAAAAAACAAATCATCTAATCTTTGAAACTTCTGACCTTCTCTAAATTTAAATTCTTTTCCCCATTTTTTTTCTCTTTTGCCTGCCATGCTGAATGTTGAACAAGGCGGAGAACCATCTAAAATGTCTAAATTTTTTAATTCTTCTGGTATATTTTCTAATTTATTAAACTCCTGGACTCCCATCATATAGCTATATTTAGGATTATGGTTAGCTCTATAAATATCCATCATTTCTTTATCAATTTCT